TAGGAGTAATCACCGCACACTTTGTAGCGGATGCCAGCTTCTGCATGAGCTTCCACTTTTCATCATCTACACGGTAGTCCGCGAATTGCGTATTGATGTGCATGATGTCAATGTAGTCTATTAACAGAGCTTGTGGTATAAAGTCAAACTTTTTGTACATCATGTCCAAGTCATACATCATCAAATCATACGACAACGTGTACTTGGGACGGACAACGATGCGAGCGTACTTCGACAGCATTTCGGAATACTTACGCAACTCTTTCGTTACGCGCATACCTTCAAGCTGTTTGCGCGGTATAGGTTGGATGTACGTACACACCAAAAACCTGTCAGGCTCCACGTCCCTACACTTTGTGCAGGGTACGTGTTCCTCTTTATATTCATAGTCAGGTGCTCCGTAGTCCCTGACGATAACCTTTGAAGCCCTATCCCTGCAATCGCCATTCTGATTGTAGATGCAGTCAAAGCATGGGTACATATACTCCCTGTCATCGCCTTCAACTGTAGGGTAGAACAGCTTGTCGAAGCGGACTATCTCTTCTATATCAGTCATTTCGATTGCGAACTTGACTGTCTTTCTCTTCTGCAAAATAAGATGCTTGAAGAAATCATTCAGCAGGAAAGACTTGCCCCGCTTTGCAGGGGCCGTGATTCCTACCACGTCCCCTTGTTTTATATTACCGATGAAGTGTCCCAAATCCCCAGGCATCTGGAAGAAATGCTTCTGCTTCTTCTCAAACTTCTCATACAGTTCCTTGCGCTGCTTTTCATCGCCCAAGTCAATGTACAGAGATTCGTCAAGGTCAAGGGACACAGCTTGGAATCTGGCTATTTCCTGTTCAGCTTCTTCCAGCTTGTTATCTTCCAGCAGTACAGTGATGTTGTTCTTATGGATTTCCAGTTCCCTTTTCCTGAAGTAATTGATTGCGCTTTCAATCAGGTACTCGGTATTCAAAGAACCATTATCATCATACTGGTCTGAAAGAGAAGACAGCAGATTGCGTATCAGTTCGCTTTCAGTAGATTCCAGCTTCTTCTTATTGTCCTCGTATATATCCTGTATGTGTTTGGATGGAGCAGTGCCGTAGTGTTCGTAGAAAGACACACACCATTCAGCAACTCTACGGAGATACACATTTGTGAAGTATTCCAGATACAGCTTCGGCACAATCTCGTTTGCAAATTCACTGGACACGATAAGGCCAGTTACTATGCGCCGCTCTTCAGTAGCTGAAACAACAATGGCACGGATACGGTTATCCGGCAACATTCTTTTGTCGTCCATTATACTCTTGGCTGTTGTGGTTTATAATCAAACTGCCCTTTGTATCCTATGCCTGAATTGGCGAGAACAATGTACTTATCCCTGAACGCTTGCCCGACGAACCGTTCAAGGAACGTAGGGGAGAAGATGAAAGCAACTTTGAACCCTACAGAATTTGACTTGTCTTTTACATAGTTCACAAAGACATTCTCCAGTGCTCCATGATGGATGTGCTGGTATGTAGGATTGGGTTTATAGTTGCTGGACGCTGTACGCAGTCTTTCAGAGAGGCGGATATAACTGGCATCATCCATCCCTTCGCTCTTGAAGAGAGGAATCTTTTCCAGTTCACGCTTGAGCATGGCAGCAACAGGGTCAAGTGCCGCGCCAGTCACTTTACGGCGGCGACGCACAGTATCGGACACTTGAGTTTCCTGATAGGTACGCTCTTTCTCAAAGTCCTTTGCGGCCCTCTTCGGTTTGTACGTATCCTGATTGAAGGTGCTGTTGGTCTTGCCGGTCTTGTTGAACTTCTTAAACGGCTTCTTCTTACGGTTCTTCTTTTTCTCCATGTACTTTGTGTAGGACAGGTAAGTACTCATTAACGGAGACCAAGGTTTATCGGTGAAACCGTAAAAGAAAAACCTGCTGATAGACCTGTCAACCTTCAAATTGAATTTCTTTGCACGCTTGATATACGACTTGAAGTAGAACACAATTTCCTCAATCGTGAACTTCTTGTGTTTCAATTCGTTCAATTCGTCGTTCTCGAAATCAATCTTGGCGTAAAGATTGTCCGCCGTCTTTGACAACATACTATGTATGTTCTGGAAAGCACGGGTTAAGGCTTTAGTTCCTGCCTTATGTCGTTGTGCCCCGGCAGCTACAAGCTGCTCGTAGAGTTGAACATCAAGTGCAGAGAACTGGAAATCAGTCGGAAGTGCTGTCTCTTGATGAATAGGAACGTCAAACATGGAATTTACTACGGCAATGGCCGCCTCCCTGTTGTCTTTATTTACCCTCTGCGCCAGATACAGAAGAAGTTCGTTTAAGGTTACATCGACCCTTTCTGGCTTCGGCCTGCATGGCACAGGGTATGCCTTGGGGTCGTCAAGGATACGCTGTGTTATGCTGGGAATGTGAAGAGTATAATCTTTTTCCTCTTGTGTTGCAAGGTATTTTAACTTTTTCTCCAAGTAGTCGGAATCTTTCAGGTAGTCACCCTGAAGGTACATCGCGTCCCCTCTGTTGCGCTGATAAGATTGCATATCTTCGAGGGACAGGATGTTCGGTTTCCGGTACGCACGTCTCGCCATCTGCTCTTTCAGCAGCCTGACTTTAGTTCTGATAGGTGTCTTGAGAATATAAGGCACTCCATTCAGCGTGTTCAGTTCCTTTGACTTCTGGATAACGACACGCTTCAGGAAAGATGACAACATTGTGAGGGCTATGCTCTGCCATAATTTCACTTTTCCTCTTAATACACCTCCTTATACTATGGCAGGGAAGGCAGGATTTGAACCCACATCCGCCGAATTTGGAGTTCGGTGTTTTACCATTAAACTACTTCCCTTTCAATTCATTCCTCAGCCGTGTATAAGCCGATAGCGTTTCCGTTTCAGCCCTCGCAGTGGTTGCACACGGGTACTTCTATTGGTCTTGACCTGCCACACTGTTGACATACCACAAAAAGAGGAACCGTGTCAACGTATTCTTTCAAATCGTTTATCCCAAGTTCCTCTGCGTGATTAAGTTTTTCCTCCAGCATATTGATTATACTGTCCATAACACCCTCATACGTTTACATGTTTTGATTTTCTGTACACGATTAGGATTGCAGCGTAGTTAATCAAGTCCATCAAGGTATCGTCAATGCTCTCGTTTATTTGGGCACTGTCTTCTTTGCCAAGCAGAGTGCTAATCCTGCCCATCTTGTCGAACATCCTGACCATGATGCCCTGCTCTACGCTAGCCAAACCTGCTGCATCGCACAATTTAAAGTTCTTAAATGGGTCAGCATCGCCGCTATAGTCAGCGTTCTTCTTTTTGACAATCGCACCGGCGACTTCAAACACACCCAGAATATCTTCGACAAATTCTTTGCAAGTCATCATGCACCTATTTGGTCTGTGATTTTCCGATATGTTTTCTCGTAATCGGCAATGGTTTTCTTCAGCATTTCTACCGCCCAATGCTGCTTCTCTACCGCGAGTTTTTCTTTCAACTCTCTTATGTAGTCAAACATAAGATTTCGTGTCAAAACCATGTCGTGGTAATCAAGAGTGTACTTGTCCACTGTAGTCCTCATTCCGAAGAGTTTCGAGTTTACGTACAAATTCTTCCAGCAAAACATTTGGGTACGTGTCATTCAATTCTTGTATGATTATACATACAAACATAGCAGTCCTTGTGTCAATATCAAAAGGCTCGTCTCGTGACGTGAGCATGGTTGCGTACAGAAGATTCAGCACCCTACGGAACCACTCTTCATCGTAATCTTCTCCAATGGTTCTCAAGATATTGCCAAGAGAAGTTTCTTTGGACAGCGCATAATTGAGAAGGGTAGCTTCCGTGTCTGTCAAAGTTATTTGCACGCCGTTATGCCTCAAGACTATGGGCCTTTCAGGCATTTCGTCACTGATTAAATCGTCAGGCAGTTTGTCCATTACTCCCTCCATATTTCTTTGATGTCTGTTCGGATAAACGTGTTGGTGACATATCCACAGAAGAACAAAGCAATGCTCAAACTTCTTTGGCTATATTGACATATAGAACAAAACATAGTGCTTGCTATGCTAATAATGAATATGTGGAGTAAACTGTACAGTATAGTGTACCCAATCTTGTCAATGTCATCTGATTTCATACCGTACATAGTGATTCCTTTGGTGGTGCCCGCCGCAGGAGTTGAACCTGCACAAATCTGTTTAGAAGACAGAGAGCCTATCCGTTAGCCAAGGCGGGCATTGTTCAGAAAAAAGTGCCCCGCCACACATAGAGGACAACCCCTTAAAAGTGTGGCGGGGCACTGGTGCAGTCCGGCAAGAGGCGGCCTCCCTCTTTCTCCCCGACCAGATGCAGCTTTGCCTTGCATACACCTACCCCGTCAATCATCGGGGCCATATCGAGCCGGAGTGTTTTGTCTAAACTATACCGGGCCTGCCGGAACAATGCTGGCAAACATTGTTCCTAACAACCTCCGCCTTTTCCTTTCTTCTTTTTAGCCATAATAATCCTCCATAAGGTTTAGGTTGTTTCTAGTTTGGTCTCCAGCCTCTGAATCGAACAGAGAACTTACGCTCCCAAAGCGCAGGTTTTACCGTTAAACTAGCCAGAGAGATACTTCTAATGGTGGGCAGGGATGGATTCGCACCACCGATGTTCAGCACATTGGCACGGGTTTTACAGACCCGCCGATTCGACTGCTCTCGCACCTGCCCGTTCAGGACCCTGTTTTTTTCTTATCCCATGAAGAATGTTGGTTGCTGTAAGGGTCCCATTTCTTACTGTGCCTCCATTCTATACGAGAACAGAGGCACTGTCAAGGAAAAAATTCAACTTCTAACTCTGGCGAACTCAATCACCACTGTCGCGAGATACCCTGTCCTGTCGGAACCCGGCTGCAAGGTGATGTTACTTTTACCAACGGCGATGTAGATGTTGTAGTTCGCACTGGTAGCGGCAAAGGGAAGGGGCAGAGTATTACTGTTATCAGATTTATTGATACTTCCGAACACGTGGACTATTCTATGGAAGTTGGTAATCCCGTGCGGAACCGTCTTCGACCCGGAATTAGGCATTTCACCACAATCCACAACCTTACGGAACAGGTCATACGTCACGCCGCCTTCAACCCACTCGCCAATCAGGACTTCCTCGCCGACAACATACCGCTCTTTCGCTTCGCTCTTGGCGGCGTACCTTTTGTCGGTCTCCATCAGGAAATTCGCCAGTTGTTCAGTGTCAACTACCTTCTTGTCAATCATGTTTATTCACCACTGTTAGTGCTGAAGATAGCGTCAATGTCAGCCTTGGTGGCAAACTGGATGTCGGATTCCTTGATGTACCCGGTAAGGTCAACGGCCATAGTGCCGATTTTTTCATACCCATAATTAGGCTCTTCGGCAGTGCCGTGGTTCACCCACACGTATTCGTCATACTTGTTGCTGCCGGTAGCACCAGTATCCTTCAGGTAGAACTTACCCTTGACGCCGGTTTCAGGAAGCTCCTCGTTAGCCGCAACCACAACAAAGTCAACGCCGGAAATGTCGGCAAGCTCCGCAGCAATCAAAGCACTGACACGGGTTTCATCTGGGATAATACGGCTTGACCTACAATTAGTACCACCAGCAATAGCATCATCATAAATTGACCCGGTAAGAGTCAAACCATTAGCGGTAAAATTGATAGAAATGTAATCAGAATCGCCTCTATTGGCAATCTTAACATTGACACATTCTTCAGTGCCCATTCCGGGCTGACCTGTGCCATAACCGCTAAACACCGGCACATCAACATCAACAGCCTTATAGGAATCAGGTGTCAATGCAGTTCCGTTGACCTTTACTGATTTGATGGTGATGTCACTTGTTTGTGCCAAATCAAAATTGACAGTGGTATCATTCTTAATGCTGATTCTTGGGTCTCCAGCATTGGTGCCCATACTAATAGCATAAGACCCCTTCTTGAAACTTACTCCAGTCACATAACCGGATTCGTCATAAACTTCACCGTCAACC